TGTTGATGAATATATTATTATCGAAGCATATAGAAAGTTAGACCCAACAACATGGACAGACATCTATGATGATCTGTGGTTAAAGAAATATAGTACGGCATTGATTAAAAAACAATGGGGACAGAACCTTAGTAAGTTTAATGGTGTAACAATGTTGGGTGGTGTCACAATGAACGGTGAAACCATTTACAGTCAAGCTCAAGAAGAAATTAATAAATTGGAAGATGAATCAAAGACAACTTGGGAAGAACCCTTGCTCATGGATATTGGGTAAAGTTTATGCCAACTAATCATTATTTCTCCAAGGGTACTATCTCAGAACAACTCCTCTATGAAGATTTAGCAATAGAGGCTATTCAGATATACGGTCACGATGTTTACTATCTTCCAAGGACGATGGTAAATAAAGACGAGCTCTTTGGTGAGTCTCCTTTATCGAAATTTACTGATGCATACATGATTGAAATGTATATGGATACCAATGAAGGTTATGAAGGTGAGAAAGAAATCATATCACGATTTGGTTTAGAGATAAGGGATGAAACAACTTTTACAGTTTCTCGTAGGCGCTGGTTGGATTTAGTAAGCTCAAACTCAAATCTTATTAGTGCATTAAGACCCAATGAAGGTGATTGGATTTATATGCCTACAATTGGTAGACTTTTAGAAATTAGTTTTGTTGATAAGGATGATCCTTTCTTTCAATTAGATAATCTACCAGTATACAAATTATTTACTCGTACAGTTGAATACTCTAGTGAAGATTTGGATACAGGTATTGCTGCAATTGATGCCATTGAAACTGAAAGATCAACAGACGCATACGACTGGCAGATTCTTGGTGAGCAAACTGGTCGTGCAACATTGTATAATAACTTGTTTGCTCTTGAAAGAGGAACAGATATATATGCAGATGGTCAGATTGAACTTGAAACAGCAACAGCTGGGGCCGGTTCATTACTTACTGGTGAGAGTCAGACTAATGCAGTTTCAACAACACTTAATGGTGGCGTTGTTGCCGGTATTCAAAGTCTCACCTTGACAAGTACAGCTGGAATACTATTGGGTAGTGGTGCAGATAATGCTGCAACTGGTTCACTAACAATACACGCAGACCAAAACAATGCAGCCGAGACTGTAGTATTTACTTGGAGTGGTAGTGGTAATGACGTAACAATCCAAGGAGATGATGGTCTTAATAATGCACATCATACAGGTGCGAGGGTTACAATAGAACCTCATGGGGATGCTATATTTGATGCAATACTCATGGAAGATTCGGACGATTACTATTCATTCTTTGTCATCAATGAAGATTATTCATTGGTAACTTCTGATCCTTTATCAGATAACACATGGATTGAAGAAGCTGTAACTGGTACAGGAGAATTCTCAAGTGCTGATGCAGTATTAGATTTCACCGAAAAGAACCCATTTGGTGAACCATCGGAGACAATATAAAATGTTAGGGAATTATTTTTACAACGAAAGCTTACGAAAAACTATCATAGCGTTTGGTAGTTTATTTAATGATATTATTATATCTAGAAAAAATAGCACTGGTACAGACACACAGTCAATGAAAGTTCCTTTGGCTTATGGACCTAAACAAAAGTTCATAGTTAGATTAGAATCTGATCCTGGTCTTACACAAAAGGTAGCTATGACTTTACCTCGTATGGGTTTTGAAATACAATCTTTTGATTATGATCCTACAAGAAAATTAAATAGAATTATTAGACAAAAGAAAGTATCAAATACTACAGATAAAAAATTGAAACAGATGCAGACGCAGTATACTCCTGTTCCTTATAATATGAATTTTGAGTTGTTTGTTATGACTAAAAATAGTGATGATGGTATACAGATAATAGAACAGATACTACCATACTTCCAACCAGAATATACTGTATCAATTAAAGAAGTTCCTGAAATGGATATCGTCCGAGATGTTCCAGTAATATTAAATAGTATTGCATACGAAGATACCTATGAGGGTGATTTTACTACAAGACGAGCTATCATTTACACTTTAGGATTTACAGCAAAATCTTATGTATACGGTCCTGTTACAACTGCGAAACCGATTACAAAAGTACAGGTAGATACATACAGCGATTTGCAAGATCAGGCTCCAGAACGAGTGCAGAGATTTACTACTCAGGCTGTTGTTGATGTGACGGCGGGTGATGATAATTTTGGATTTAATGAAACAACTAGTGAGTGGACATAATGGCAAGTGTAGATAATGCGATCAGTGATGCCTTAGGTTTAACAAAAAATATCAAAGAACAAATATTAGACCCTAAGCCTCTCATACCCCGTCCAGAACAGGCTATGGTGCCTGCTACCGAACATTCTGAAGATATCGACTCAGACTATAAGTACAGCCGAGAAAACTTCTACAACCTAATAGAGAGAGGCCAGGATGCTATTACAGGTATCTTGGACTTAGCAAAAGAGCAAGAGCATCCTAGAACATACGAAGTCGCCGGACAGTTGATTAAGACTGTATCAGAGGTCACAGAAAGACTTGCTGACTTACAAGAAAAGATGCAGAGACTTAAAGAAGTTCCTGACAAGGGACCCAAAAATGTTACTAATGCTTTGTTTATTGGTAGTACAAAAGAACTTCAAGCGCTACTAAAGAATAACCCAGATGGCGATTGAAACCTATAAAGGTAATCCTAATCTAAAATCAGCACAGGTTCGACAAGAATATACTCAAGAACAGATTACAGAGTTTATTAAGTGCAGTCAAAACCCTATACACTTTATTGAAGAATATGTAAATATTGTCAGTATTGATGAGGGCCTTGTACCTTTTAAGATGTACCCATTTCAGAAAGAAATTGTTAGTACATTTCACGATAATAGATTTACTATCTGTAAACTTCCGAGACAATCAGGTAAGTCTACAGTTGTCTTATCATATCTAATTCATTATATCATCTTTAATGAGAATGTTAATGTGGCTGTATTGGCCAACAAAGCTTCTACTGCAAGAGATTTATTATCTAGACTACAACTTGCATATGAGCACCTGCCCGGATGGATGCAGATGGGTGTTATGAATTGGAACAAAGGTTCCTTGGAGTTAGAAAATGGATCCAAAATACTTGCAGCATCTACTTCTGCTTCTGCTGTTCGTGGTGGTTCTTACAACATCATATTCCTTGATGAGTTCGCCTTTATCCCAAGTAACATTGCAGAACAATTCTTTTCATCAGTGTACCCAACAATTAGTTCAGGGCAATCTTCAAAGGTAATGATAGTATCAACTCCACACGGTATGAATATGTACTATAAGATGTGGACGGATGCTGTTAATGAAAAATCAGAGTTTGTACCTATAGAAGTGCATTGGTCGGAGGTGCCTGGTCGTGACGAAGAATGGAAAGAACAGACGATAAAAAATACAAGTGAGCAACAATTCTTACAAGAGTTTGAATGTTCGTTCCTTGGTAGTGTTGATACTCTTATAAACCCGGCTAAGATACAGACTATAGCTCATATGGATCCTATAGAACGCAGCGCTGGTTTTGATGTATGGGAACGACCAGAAAAGGATCATCAGTATTGTATGACTGTTGATGTAGCTAGGGGTGGTTCAAATGATTATAGTGCATTTGTTGTGATTGATATTACACAGATGCCTTATAGAATAGTTGCAAAGTATAGAAACAATGAAATCAAACCTCTTATATTTCCAGATATTATTTACAGAACTGCAAAATCTTATAATGATTCTCAAGTGCTTGTAGAGATAAATGATATAGGCGGCCAGATTGCAGATGCATTACACCACGATATGGCTTATGAGAATATTATAATGACTCAATTGCGTGGCCGGTTGGGTCAAGTTGTTGGTAGTGGGTTTGGTGATGGTCAAACTGATTTGGGTGTAAGGACTACGAAGTCTCTAAAAAGAATTGGGTGTTCTAATCTAAAACAATTGCTAGAAGGTGATAAATTAATAATACCAGATTTTGATATTGTTGTTGAGTTATCTACCTTTATACAGAAGGGTTCATCCTTTGAAGCTGAAGAAGGTTCTACTGATGATTTGGTGATGTGTCTAGTATTCTTTTCGTGGTTGACAGACCAACAATACTTTAAAGATTTAACTGACGAAGATATCCGCAAACGTCTATACAATACACAAAAAGAATCAATTGAAGCTGATATGGCTCCATTTGGTTTTATTGATGATGGTGTGAACTATGGTGAAAATATAGTTCCGTTTGTGGATGAAGATGGTGACTACTGGAGGCCTGTAGAAGATTATCCAGATTTCTTTAATAAGGAGACATACTAAAGAATAAATGAAGCAAGACCATTATCAATCTTACTCACACAGTTGTGGCATACGGCCGTTGATTCTTCTATTAACTGTTGTGCTTGTTTTCTTTCTTTTGTTTTAGCACCATGTCTCAATACAAGTGCTTTTATTTTTTTATCATAAGGATACCATTCCAATGCACATAGTTCCGATTCACCACACGGACATTGATAGTCTCTAAAACTGTTTATCAACCACGTTACTCTACTTTTCCGATACACTTGTATCACCTCCATTCTATATTATTTATTATTTAGTGATACAGATGTGTCTCTGAAGAACGAGTATTTTATAAATAACTTATATACAAATTGACTAATAACTTTGTGATACACATAACAACAACTAAGGAGAAATAGAAAATGGTTGATCTAGTTTCGCCTGGTGTTGCTATACGAGAAATTGATCTAACTACTACAGTTAGAAATGAGCCAACTAGTATTGCTGGTGTCGCTATTCTTGCTCAGAAAGGACCTATTGACCAAGTCATTACGGTTCAAAGTGAAGAGCAACTTGCCCAGATTTTTGGTAAGCCAAATACGACAAACCATCAGTATTGGTTTAGTGCTGCATCTTTCTTGATGTATAGTAGCACATTAAAGGTAGTTAGAATTGAAACCGCCGGCGCAGTTAATGCTTGCGTTAGTGGTACTGCAATTCTGATTAAAAATAATAGGCATTATGAATATGGTGATGGTGTAACCGGTCCTTATAATGACGGTTCTGCTAATGTCGGCATAGTTGCTGCTCGGTCAGCTGGTTCGTGGGGTAATGATCTCAGAGTAGAATTTTGCAACACAGCTGCTGGTTATGCTGAAACTTCAAAAACGACTGTGGCTTCAAATGCCACGGCTGGTGCGACATCAGTTACACTTACAGCAGGTACAGGCTTTTCAATAGGTGATATTGTTTACTTTCAGGAAGCTGATGGTCAGAAATATCGTTTGACAAATGTAGCTGGTGCGGTTATAACTTTTGTAAGATATCCAACAACAACAGCTACAGGATT